CATTGGCTTCTGTCTAATCTTATCTGTAAAGGTATTGTCAGGAGAGTTGGCATTAGGAATGCCATCTGTAGAATCCCCTCTGAGGATATGATCGAATAAGTATCTACCAGCATCTTCTTCCTTAACCATCTTATCTTGCATAGGACTATACTGAATAACTTCTCCAAGGGTATGCAATTGAATAAAGTCTTTATCAGCTGATACGATAGCAATTTTATCAGCTCCTAGCTTACCCATCTCTTCGATAGTCAATGCTCCTATGATGTCATCAGCTTCTGCATTACTAACTTGGATAACAGCATAAGGAAAGTTTTCTTTGATATCAGATGATACTATATCTAGTATTCTATAAATCTCTGTCCAATCATACTTGTCCTTCGACTTGTTAGTGGTCCTAGCAGCCTTGTACTCTGGGAATAAATCTCTTCTCCAAGAACGACCCTCTAAACATACAATTAATCTTCCCCACTCACTCTCAGGGAATCTGTTCCTATAAGTTCTAATGTTATTTAATACAATGTGTTTAACTAAGTTCTCACTTAGAACTTCACCCCTGTTTAATTGACCCAACACAGAGCCAATTGCAATACCTGCAAAATCTACCAATACCATATTCACCTACTCCATTATATTTTTGACACTTCCAACACCTATCTTAATAGCAATAATGCCATTGTAGTTGTCTTCCCTTAATAATACATCCTCATCGAATTGTATCTTTGCTTCATAATAGTTGGTGTTACCTCTAGTATCACACAACAATATTATCTCTCTCTTGAAATTCTCTTTACCAAGAACCTCTATATCCTCTAGTAGTCTCTTAGATGAACCGTAATAACTCTCCCAGTCGGTTTCGATAATTCTGTGACGCTTATTCTTTCTACCTTTGAGAGGTTTAAGTTTCCGTTTTGTTCTAAAATACTTCCTACCGACATAATCATGCCCATTAACCATATTAGTGATACGGTAAATAAAACCGTAATAGTCACCAATATCATCCGAACTAAAGTCAACATCATTATACGTCCACTTCGTCGAATCCATCTCTCCACTCCTGCTCTTCGCCACAGAATGGACAGTATGGTGTTTCAATATCCATTTCAGATGCTAGAACCATCTCTTTATCATTATCTATGATTACGTCATAGACACCACCACATTCTCTACAAACCATTATGCTGTCCCAAATCTTGAATGGATAAGTAGCTCTCTAATTCAGCCAAACCACCAATGTGAGTTAATCCTAGGTATATTTGAGGATATGATCTTGCCTTTGGATTGAACGATAAAAGATTATCGACTGTGATTCCTCCTGACTCATTTGTGTGAATAGTTAATTTAGTGTTGTCATCAGTAATACGAGTTACTAGTTTAACAGCTCTTTCACAAAAGGGGCATCCTTCAATTACCCACACAACATTTCCACGATCTCTCGAGCCTTTATCGTTAAATGCTATCATAAAGACAAACCTTGTACACTGAAATGTGTTTCCAACTCATCTGATCCACCAATATGTTGCTCACCTATGAACACTTGGGGGTATGTAGTTGCATTAGGTGCGTATCCTAACATATCGTTTAATGTCCACTTAACGTTATCTACCAATCTCGTCTCATATACTAATCCATTGTCTTCCATTAATTGCTTTGCCTTGTCACAAAACGGACAATACTTAGTTGTCCATACAATATTCTCACTCATAAACTTAATCCTTTAAATGTATTCTCTTCAACGTCCTGGGTAACACCACCCACAACATAACTTGTTATTTCAGTCTCTTGTGGAGCTACCTGTACAGACCCACCAGAAATCCACTTCTCAGTCCAAGGCAGTGGATTAGATTGCTGTACGTGATAAGGTACAACGTAACCAACAGTCTTAATCCTCTTAGCTCCTATCCATTGTATATAGGACTTTAATAAACCAGAGTTTAACCCAATCATCGATCCATCTTGGAATAGATAATCCACCCACTCCTCTTCTTGACTGATTGCAGATGTGAACATACCCATTACTTCAGTTTCAGTTTCATCTTTAATCTTACTATAATCACTATCTTCTTTCATAAGACCTTTGATGATATGAACTGATGCTGATAAGTGTGTGTTCTCATCACGGGCTATTAGCTTAATAATCTTAGCATTACCCTCCATCTTTTTAAGTTCAGCAAAGGCCCAAGAGCAGGCAAATGATACATAAAATCTAATACCTTCTAGTATGAATATCGACATCATACATAAGTATAAAGCCTTCTTGTGTTCATATGATCCATACTCCCCATTAAAGTTAATAAGTCGGTCATAGTAAACCGACACATCATTACCACACTCTACAATCTCTTTAATGGTAGTCATCTCATCAAATACAATAGATGGGTTTGGATACACATTACGGATGATATGAGTATACGACTTGGAGTGTATAGTTTCAAAGAACGCCCATGTTTCTACTAGGAGTTCTACTTCAGGCAAAGAGCTGATAGGTAGTAAAGCTATGTTGGGGCTTCTACCCTGCACAGAGTCTAATAAGATCTGTCGTTTTAAATTGGCTGTGAAGATATGCTGCTCAGACTCATTCAACTTGTTAAAGTCAATCTTATCCTTAGTTACATCAACCTCGTCAGGCGTCCAAAAGAACGATGTCATCTTCTCTTGCAGCTTTTGCATGGCGGGATACTTAACTTGATCATAACGAGCAATATCTACTGGCTCATCAAAAAACATAGATTTAGTTAAGTATGGTTTAGTGTTAATCTCAAATACTGATTTCATAATATATTCCTACAAATTAACTACACGTAAGTTCCATCTGCTCTTGGTGTAACCTTCACTCTGAAAGCCATTCTTAAAGACATTTCTGCTGATGCCTTAGCTGGAGATAATGTTGAGTGAGTCACATGAGCACCTGCTACTACAATCCTCCCTGGCTTGTTGGCAGATATTATTTCAGGAAACCCAATCTCATAATCACCCTTCCAATGTTTCTCACCAACAGCTTCATTTCCATAATACAGTATATCTGATCTCCAGCTGGGCAACCATTCCAGATTAGCAACGAATAGTACGGTGTAGTATCCTGGATCACCTTGATGTTCAAAATCAACGTCCCTATGGACTGCTCCATCAACTCCATACATATTAATCGTTGGAGATACTCCTACAGTAGCTGCTCTAGCGTTCAAGTAGATTCTCCACCCAGATTTGACTTTATCCTTACTGTATCCATATTTATCAGCATATGATCCAGCTGGATCTCCATACGAATAGCTAGCACCTGACAGTCCTGGATGACCTTCAAGCAATCCCTCGTGCCAATTTGCTCTACCTTGAAATACTTTTGTGTTAATCTCGTCCCATAGTTCCATAACAGCATCAAGATCGCCTCTACCATCAACGTCAGCTTGATCAGCAGCGATTGGATGTCTAAATAGAGCTCTTCTTACTAAAGCAGGATATACATGATCCTCAGCTCCAGGCTTATAATCAAATTTAGGAGGAGAACCACCAAATCCTCCATAATAAGATACTGATTGGGTCCAGTCATAAACTCTCTTGTGTAGGTCCGCTCCGATTAAGCCATCATATATGTTTACATCAATTTTATCCACTACGTGTATCTCCTATTATAATTATGGGTGATTATGAGGTTCACCAACCTTTCTATGTATATTATACTATAAATCGTCTAAGAAGTCAACATCGTCTGGGTCTAAATTTGGATAATTAGTATCACATCTTAACATCCTATACATCTTAGATACATACTCCTCATCTGTGAGATCGAACGATACCTTCCCTTGTATTTGTAGGGTCTCCATCCATTCGAAATAGAGCATCTGCTCTTCAGTAGATAGAGATTCAAATAAGGGATCTCTCCATGGTTCACCCATTAAATCTTACAGCTATCACAATCATCATCTTCTCCAAACAAGGCAGATTCATCTCCCGCACTATCATTCGTATTAAAATAATACAGTTGCTTACCGCCATATTTGTAGAAGGTAATTAAGTCTTTAATCATTATACTCATAGGGATCTTATTATCCTCATAATGCTTTGGGTTATATGAAGTATTAACTGATATCCCTTGATCTATGTATTTCTGTAATACTGCCATAATCTTTAAGTATCCTTGAGGGCTTTGTTGATCCCAAAGTAAATCATACTTATTCTTTAAGTTATGAATACCTGGAACCACTTGGGCCATGATACCATCTTTAGATTGTTTATATGACACTAAAGCTCTTGGTGGTTCAATACCATTAGTACTGTTACTAATTTGTGCTGATGTTTCTGCTGGCATTAACGCCATTAAAGTTGAGTTACGAATACCATGTTCTCTTAAACTACTTCTCAAGCTGCTCCAATCCATTCGTTCTTGTGGAGTGATCAACTCATCAACCTCTTTCTTATACGTATCAATTGGTAAAATACCTTCACCATACTTCGTTTCATAACATTTAGGAGCAGCACCTTTCTCTATAGCTAGGTCATTTGATGCTTTGATAAGATAGTAACTCCACGCTTCTGCATATTCATCAACCGTCGCTAAAGCATCATCATCATACTTCAGCCCTCTCTTAGCTAGGAAATAAGCAAAGTTAATTATACCAACACCTAATGGTCTTCTATTAAATGTTGATTTCTCAGCAGCCTTAACAGGATATCCTTGATAATCTAATAAAGCATCTAAAGCACGAACTGTTACATCACAATACTTTTCAAAGTCTTTAGGGTCGCTAATCATTCCCCAATTAATAGCAGCAAGAGTACATAGGCTTATTTCACCATGTTCATCATCATCAAAACTAGTCAAACCTTTAGAAGGTAAGTTAATCTCTTGGCATAAGTTACTCTGATGAATAGGAGCTTCATGTTCTACGAACGAACCGTGAGTGTTTGCATGATCAATGTTCTGAAGATAGATTCTACCTGTTTCTTTACGTTCTGTTAAGAATTGTGAAAATACTTCTAAGGCTGGTAATGTCTTCTTACGAATCTTCCTAACCTTCTCATACTTCTCGTATAATACTTTAAACAAATCCTGATCTTCAGAGAATGCTTCGTATAAACCTGGAACTTCATTAGGACTGAAGAAAGTAATATTACCGCCAGTCAATAGTCTTTCATACATCAACTTGTTGAATTGGAAGCAGTAGTCTAATTCTCTAACTCTATTCTCATCAGTACCTTTGTTATTCTTTAACACAACTAAGTCTTCAAACTCATAATGCCATATAGGGAAGTGAACAGTTGCTGCTCCACCTCGTACACCACCTTGTGAACAAGACTTAACAGCAGATTTAAAATACTTTAAAAATGGAATAACACCAGTATGTGCAACACTCCCGTCTCCAATATGTGAACCAACAGCTCTAATTTTTCCAGCATTTATTCCTAACCCCGCTTTTTTTGATATGTAACTTACAATAGATGATGCCGCAGCATTAATAGATTCCAAAGAATCCTCAGCTTCTAATACGACACACGAAGAAAACTGTCTTGTTGGAGTTCGTACTCCAGCCATAATAGGTGTGGGCAAAGAAACGTAGAACAGTGAAATAGCATTATAGAATTCTTTAACATATTTAAGTCTATTGCTTTTGTCGTAATCTGAGAACAATGTCATCGATATCAAAGCGTACAGCACTTGAGGAGTCTCATACAACTGACCTGTAGTTCTATTCTGTACTAAGTATTTGCCTCTGAATTGTTCCATACCAACATATGTGAAATCATCATCTCTAGTATGTTTGACTACTTGATGTTCAATCCAGTCAATTTCTTCTTCTGTATATAGATCCAGAATAGCAGCATCATACACTCCTCGGCTCACATTAGTTTTTATGATGTCTAATAGGGGAGGAGGACTATAAACTCCATACACGTCCTTTCTCAACTTGTAGTTAATTAGTCGTGCAGCAACGTATTGGTAGTTTGGGGTGTGCTCTGATATCAACTCAGCAGCGCTTTTGATTAGAAGCTCGTGGATGTTATTGGTAGACATCTCGTTATAAAGCTGTACATTAGCTTTTAACTCAATCTCTGATACACTAACTCCTGTAACTTCGTCGCATGACCACTCTAGAATTCGGTGGATTTTTGATAGTGAGAATGGTACTTTATCCCCATTCCTCTTGGTGACATTGATGCCTGCCATAATATATACCTCTCATTCAATTGTTATAAGGGTATTATACCCTATTACTACTAGGAAGTCAACTAATATTCGACTCTGTTACTAATATTCCTTCAGTGGTATTATATATAACAATTCCAGCAAACGAATCTAGTACAGATTCTAGGGTTACTAATGAACCTTTAGGATATGAAGATGTGACATCTTCGTTAAGAATATACTGTTTTAATTCAAGAGAGTTCGCTGATTCATTAATAGACACGTCGACGTCACATCCCAACTCTTCTAATGCATCCATTATAGCACTTTCACTCATTCCCGTTTCTTCACGTAGTAGGTATAGAGCTGCAGCATACGATGCTATTCTTGACTTTCCAAACGGAACCTTTTCTAAGATTCGTTTGATATTGAATACTAATCGATGAAACGAAGTAAAAGCGTCTTTCTCATCATTAGTTTTAAGGTCTCTAGTTCTAATTAGGTTTTTGCCGTTTTCGTCAATGATGCCTAGACTATAGGCGTCCATATCTTTCCAATCAGTTACTAACGTTTTTAAGAAGCGATATGTGTAATACATATCAGCAGCTCTTGAAATTCCCATTTATAAATTCCTTC